CGGGACCTTAGGCTAACGCCTTATACCTTGCCAGTAATGGTTTAGGTAGGGACATCGTCCGGGGAATCTTCTGGTGACATCACCAACAGAGGCAGTTTAATGACTAACACCTATCATAGCGCTTGGGACGGACAGCGCCGACGTCGACTCCACTTTTACTTCCAGGGGTGGCCGGCCTGGTCTACTGATGTTAAGGTCGACGTAAGTCGAACTAACACGGTACTCCATGGCGTAGGTTTTCCTGACTGGAAGTTGCGGATTAGACGTGGCGAGTCTGCCACTTCGCTATTAACGGGTGAAAGCTATAAACAGCGTTCATTGGATGACGGCTATGCGTTTGTTAAACGTTATAGCACAGACATCTACATTCTAAATGGTAGAGTCTACAAACAATGGGCGGAATATGAGTGGCAAGGTACGTTCGGGGTTGAGAATATCACCCTCGACGATCCTAGCTCTATTCTCATATCTTCTGTCAAGAACAGCGTCATTCAAGCTGTAGTCCGTCAAATCAGACAAGCCCAGACCTCTTTGAGAGGTATGGTCGCGGCTGGTGAGATGGGCGAAAACTTGAGAATGATGAAATCCCGATCTAGGGCGCTGCACGGAGGAATGTACAACTATTTAAACTCTGTCAAGAAACTTGGCAGAGCAGCTGTACGTCTACGTCCAAGGCAGTTACTCGGGAATATTCAAAACTTATGGTTAGAATATTCATTTGGTTGGGCACCCCTCGTAAGTGATATCTCTGATGGCGCGAAGGCGCTGTCTCGGATTACTACTTACAGGGAGCCTAGAGTTCTTGTGCGATATGCTAAGGAGTCCGCTGAGATAACATCTCAAACGTCTTCTACCATACAGCACGGACCTCTCCTTTTGAAGAACGTGAGGGCTTTGCGCTCACGTTACGGATGTAAGATCTACGGAGCCGTTTCAGCTACCCCTGTGGGTGCTGTTCCGGTCCTGGATGAGTTTGGTTTCACTTTTAATGAGTGGTTACCAACTCTTTGGGAGCTTACACCATATTCCTTCCTAGTGGATTACTTCTCCAACGTTGGAGCAGTAATTGACGCCTATTCTTTAAACAGTTTAGGTGTTGCGTGGCTCAATCTTGGTGAACTTAGGGAGACCTCGTTAGAGGTAGTTCCTTCGGTCACTTTGCAAGCGCCACCCGCCGGCCACAGAGATGTGGACGTGATTTTGAATTCTGGAAGTCCTTTCTCCGCATCTAGGCGAAGAGTGAATCGTGATAGTTTCGCAATAGGGAACTTGACTCCAACTCTGGAGTTTCGGATCCCAGGAACTAGCATGCAGTGGCTTAATATAGCCGCTCTTATTCGCTTCTCCAAAGATGTATCCAAGGCTATCAATCGTCCCTGAAAGGGGATATTGTTAGTCTTTAACCTTGAATAACCTAGTGAGTTTTCACTTATGACATGGTCACCCGATAGTTCAACTACCGGAGGGGCACAGACTGGTTTCACTTCGCCAACTTACACGTTGGTGGATGATACAGCGCCTGTGGTGAACGCAAAGCAGAAGACTGTTAGTGCCTTAGGTGGCACGCAGGGTTCGGCTACTGCGAACTCGGCCTCCTCGCCCTTTACGTCGACGTTCTACAAGCCGGCAGCCATTAAACAGCTGCCTGCTGCGAACCCGATTTCTGGTGCGAGAGGGTCGATCCCAAATAACCAGTACAAGTGGATCGTCCGAAAGGGCGGTTACGCTGCTGCTGGTGTTCCTGTTATGGCTATCGCTCGTTTGACGATCGATATCCCGGCAGGAATGGATAGTTATAACGCGGATGAAGTCCGTGCCCTTGCGTCATACATTGTCGGTCAACTTTCGGAAGAAAGTGCCGACCTTGGTGACACCTTGGTCACGGGCGTCCTCTAGTTAGCACCACATATGTGGGTAAGCTAATTAGCTATCGGACCTAAGTCTGCAGGAGTACCTTTATGAGTTATAACATTAACCAAATTCTCACCGAATTCGGTGGGAGTGAGGTCGTTGTTAGTTCACTTGGGGCATACCTTAAGATAAGGTCCGCCTCTCCTCAACTGATAGATCAGTTTGAACATCTAGTAAAAGCCTTAGCGTCTTGCTACGATGAGTATCAAGATGGTTCGGATATTTACGGTGATGAACTTCCTGATGGAGCTGGCTGGAGCAAGCAATTGTTGCGTGCCAGACTTCACTTGAGATACCTCGTCGAGACATTGGATTCAATAGGGCTTGTGAAAGCCCTGAATTGGCCAGTTATCGATGAGCTTCTCAGGCTATCCGCCCCTAACGGGACGAATGAACCTTCGAAAGGAGGTTCTAGTGAAGCGGAGAGTAAATAGTCGTCCTCCAGAACCGAGTAAGATTACACTATTGTTGGTAATCTTCGCTATGGTTCTTTTGGGACGGTGCGCTGGTGTTAAAATCAGCGATACCGTCGAAGCCTATAAAGGTATAATGAACGAACGTTCTGTTCAACATTAGAAAACCTTTTAGGTTGTTAACTATCCTTCACCGAGGCGCTTTATGACAATCCAGTCTGAAGTGTTGATCGATCTCCTTAAGTCGGACCTTGTCGCTTGTGGTCTACCTGTTGAAGGTGACATAAGCGATGAGATGACTCCTCAGGAAGCGGCTGCTGTTAGCATAAGGAAGTCCCTCGTCCGGAAATGGACGGGTGAGAGTTCTCAAAATGCTGATGCGGCTGCTCTTGAAAAGTTCCTTGCGTCGAATCAAAGATGTAGGGAATGGGTCTTACCTGATATCTCCTTTACTGGGGATGTTAGAACCAGTCAGCTCATGCATACTTTAAAGTGGTATGTGTGGGACTTCTGGTTACAAGCGGGACAGCCTCTTGTGGACAGTCCTTTCCAATTGCTAGATTTAGCAAAGGTTGGGCCTGGTTCAAATAGAGGCGCCTATGGCGAAAGCCATTATGCGAAATTATTCGCTAGTCCGCTGAGTTGTACCTCCGATCAGCTATACCGTTGGTATAGACGCTACACTGATAGACTTCCTTACTGGAATGATGCGGAAGAATTTCGCAGTCATTTCTATGGCGAGAGTCGTGTAGTTGAAGGGAGCCGTCTTAGCTTTGTGCCTAAGAACGTCGAGATCTCTAGGTGTATATGCACAGAACCGACGCTGAATACATATTTTCAGTTAGGTTTTGGATTGCACCTCGAACGAAGATTGCAGAGACGATTTGGCATCTCTCTGACTAATCAGCAGTTCGTGAATAGAGATTTTGCTAGACTCGGATCTATCACAGATAGTCTGGCTACACTGGATCTTTCCAGTGCGTCGGATACTATCAGCAACAAGATGCTCGAATGGTTGTTACCACCTGATTTCTTCAGGTGGCTTCAGCTGTTGAGAAGTCCTGTTGTCGAGATACCCGGGCTAGGCACGCAAGAACTTTACATGGTATCTAGCATGGGGAATGGTTTTACGTTCCCGTTGCAGACCGTGTTATTTTCGTGCGTGGTCGCCGCTTGCCTCTATAATGCGGGAATACCGCAGGCTAGAGACGAGAGCAGTAACCTGTGGGGTGTGTTTGGTGATGACATCATATGTCCTAGCTCAATAGCTGGGGATGTCATTCACTTACTCACACTCTTAGGCTTCAGCGTTAATGGCGATAAGTCCTTTGTAAAAGGACCGTTCCGTGAGTCTTGTGGGTCAGATTTCTTTAGGGGCTCCGACATTCGTGGAGTCTATCTGAAAGATCTGAGTACCATGCCCTCACGCTATTCTGCAATTAACCAACTTGCGCGTTTCTCAACAAGAAACGCAATTCCCCTTCCGAGGCTAATTGGCCGACTTCTCCAAACGGTGAAGTATTTGCCAGTTCCTCGGTGGGAAAATATCGATTCGGGAATCCACGTTCCAAGACGTACACTCGACTCACCTAAGCGGGACTTTCACACACAATCCGATATCTATCGGGCCGTGCGTGCCAGACCCATTTATC